AATTGGGAGTACGATATCCCAGTGCAGGAACGCATCCACGAAAAGGTTGTGGAGTTTGATGCAGATGCAATCGCAAAGCTTCAGGAGCGTGTACCAATGTGGCGTGAATACTTAAATACTTTAGCACTATGAAAAAAGAAACTGCAGTAGAGTGGTTGGTGGAACAAATACGCAACCAAATAGCCGAAGGCACATTGAATGCAATAGCCATTAGCGAATTAAAAATGAAAGCAAAAGAAATGGAGAAGGAGCAGATAGTTGATGCATTTAATTATGCACGTTATCGTTTGGGGGATTCATCAGATTACTACAACGAAACATACAAATGACTACCGAACAACTCAAAGACCACGTGCGCAATTCAATGCAGCACTACTACAACAAAGAACAGGTAATCGAATTAATCAACAAGCTAAACAATGAAAGCAAAAGACAAAGCATGGCAACTGTACTCGAACTATTTTGATATAGTCGAAGGTGAACAGCAGGAAGGGCAACTGGGTGCGATACATATCAAAGCTATCAACTGCGCGCTCTATTGCGTGGATGAAGCACTGGCTAACGCACCCGATGACATCGTGAATGACTTCGAAGGTACCGGTGAATACTATTCGGTGAAGGCGTACTACATGCACGTCAAAAACGAAATACTTAAACTCAATGCGGCAAAGAACAATAAAGTCAGTTGATACATTGAAATTGGAGCGCATTAACCTGCTCGGCATGTTTGCCGATGCAAAGACAAAGTATGTCAAGGATAATCTAGCGAACAAAATCAAATCGGTCAATAAAGACCTATTCACCATAACTAAAGACACAAGATATTTATGAGCCAAGAGAAAAAAGAAACAGCAATCCGCAGACTGCATCTAACCTTAAAGCGTAAGTTCAAAGGTCAAGCCATACGCATGACGTGGGCTGAAATGGAAATGCTATTGAACGCAGTACAAACCATCGAGATGAATCACATTATTGACATGTACAATGAAGGCTATACGGATTGCAAAGCAGGACTACCAAACCGCACACAAATAGAAGATGGAAAAGATTAGACGCATTCTTACACTAATGGTCGAGATGCAACAACGTGACATGCCAGTGCATGTGATGGCCAAAGAGCTGCAAGTAACACAACGCACCGCATACAGGTATATTCAATTATTCAAAGAAATTGGAATCAAAGTAGATCGTAACGTGTACGGCGCATACACCATCCAACCAACAACAATAAAAAAAAGAAAAGCCAAACGAAATGAAAGCAACACTAACATTTGATTTACGAGAAGACCAGCACGCATTTAGTTGTGCTGTGAATGGCGTAAGATATTTTGATACACTATACGAAGTACAACAGCATTTGCGTAGCCTTGAAAAATATCAAGACCTTACCCAAGAACAATATGACATAGTAGGTAAGATACGCGAATGGTTGGCAAGTGAGTTACTCGATGCCGGTATAGCAGATAAGTTTTGACACGCTACTTAATCCTTAGCAGCGGGCGCATCATTGCTGCACCTTGCGATAGCCTTGCTTCCACAGAAACCTACCCAGTGCTTCACCTTCAGCATCCACCTTTTCTTCACTCCACTCAGGCTGAATGTGATGAAGGTACTCATGGATCAACACAATAAGGTAGCGCATCGGCGGCAACGTAGGGTCTATCTCAATCACGTTATCACAATACAAACCATCGGCACGTTCCCTGCCCAACTTACGCTGTACTACTTTTGGATGTGGCTTGCCTTTCATTGTGCTATATTTGCGACTTAGTGTAATGGTTCATTGCATTATTGTTTTTGTTATTGATTGATAGAACAAGGCTCCTCACGTGGGGCCTTTTTCTTATCTAATCTTACCATTGACAATACGATAGTTACTTACTTCAAATTCGCCCGTATCCATTATACGCACGTGCGCAAAGCCATGATGGTGTTTATTGATGGGCATGTAATCGGGATGCAGCTCGCACAGGCACGCCACACTCCAACACGTTGTTAGCTTGCCGTTGATGTTTGGCTCGGTATGTTCACTGGCTTGATGGTGATGCCCACACAACGCACTGTCTTTTGCACGCAAGAACAAACCGCGTGCGATGTTTACAGGGCTAAACACAGATGCGCCTAACTCATGCCCGTGTAAAATAGTCAACTTGCCCGCGTGAATGATTTGCTTATCCGGAATGAATGTGATATTGTGTTGATCTAAGTGCATGAGCGATTCAAAATTGAACTCATCCATACCCAAAAGGTCAGGTGCATTGCGCATGATGTAGTGATCATAACGCACATCATGATTGCCACACTTGTAATAGATAGCAGCGTTCGGGAATAGCTTGCGTAGCGTTGCAAGAAACTGCCTTGTCATTAACACTTCATGCCCGAAGTTTCTTTTGCGTGGGTCTTTCTCAAAGCGACTGATAGCATAGAAATCGATTATGTCACCATTGAGCAGAATGGTGTTGACCTCATTCTCCAGTCCATACTTCAATGCAAGCGTTAAAGCCTGTATGTTGTGATACGGAACGTGGATATCACCAATTAAAAGTATGTTGTTGTGGTTTATCGGTAGCTTAAATGGTTTATAGTTCGCCTCCTTCGATGGTGGCAGGTCTAGCGGGTTGCTCTGCTCAGGCATCAACTCGTTTACGATGTTGCCAAAGTCACCAAGATGGTTTTCAAGCTTAGCCAAATTTCCATTTAGCTTAGGTTTTACAGGGACATCTAATTGCGCCTGCTGTCTTTTACGCCAACCGAAATACAACCGCTCAAATGAGCCGTATTTCATGTCAATCTTATGACGCTTCATAGCGGCACGAATGCGGTCTGCTATCGTACCCTCGCCTGCGTGTATCTCTTTGTAGATTTCCGCATATTGTCCCTGCATGTAGTGCTATTTAGTGCCCCTGATAAACCCGGCTAACTCCGCAAGATTGGTGCTGATGGTTAGGTTTTGCGCAGCAATCACATCAATCTTCTTTTCGAGCTTGTCAATGGCTTTGTTTTGTTCGTCTTTCATAACGTTTAGCTTGGTGTTAAATTCGTCCTTGGTTTCTTTAATGGATTCGGATAGCATTGTTACCTCCCGTTTATGATATGATTCTACTTTACCCAGTGCGCTTGACACTTTTACTACATCGCGTTTCAATGCGTAATACAATCCCGTGAGCGATACCGCACCACCAATTATTGTTATGATATCTCTTGGCTGAATGTCCATGATTATAGTATTGCAAAATATATAGTAGAAAAAGCTAAGGCTGTGACACCTAAAGTCATAGCCGTGTTAGTAATTATTAACCGCCTGTTGCGTTTCTTTAGTTCTTTGATTTCATTGTCTTTCTCAGTGGCAATGGCCTTATCAATGCTCTGCTTGTTCTTATAGATTTCGGACAACGTTTCATAACTATCCGCTTGAATGCCTGTAATCTTTGCGTAGTATGTAACTTTTAACCGCTCCATTTGGTACAAGCTGTCAATTTCCTGTGCTGTCTTATACCAATACAACATGCTATTGTAGTTGAGACTGAAAAGTTGCTGATCGTAAGTTGTAAGTTCGGGTGTAAAATCCTGCTTTGAGTAGGCTGTCCGATTTTTTGAGCGTTGTGCGGAACTGATTGTTGGTAGCAGAAGGAGTAGCAGAAAGAATGTTGTAAGTTTCATTGCGGTAAATTTCATTGGTGATTTGTTGCTGTTGAATGATGGTGTCTTGATGCATGTTGAGTGAATCAATCTTAATGAATAGGCTATCGGTCTTGGCGTTGTTGACTTCAATGATTTGGTATAGTGAATCATTTACTTCCTGTAATCTTTTTATAGCAGGATTTGTTACAGGTTTGTTGCATGTGCGCACCGTGAACACTATGGCTAGTGCAAGAATTGCAATACCCAGTCCTATTAAGAGCTTTGTCCTTTTTTCCATCGTGTAATGTGTAAATTTTTAGATAGTGGGCGAATCTTGTAGTACACCCCATCGCGTGTACGACTATCGCGCATGCCCTGTTCATTGGTGTTGCCTTCAATGGTGCGCACTGAATACTTGCCTACCTTGTCAACTATGCCTGTATGCCCTATGCCCTTGTACCTTTTACCTTTAAAGCTGTTATAGCTTAACGTCATAACCAGTGCATCCTTGTCGCTGAATGCTTGCACGAACTTTCCCTCGGTAAAGATTACATCCTTGCGATTGTAGGCCGTAGGTGACCAACCTGTGATGGTGTGCGGAATGCCACACTCGTTAAGCATAGCCATGACAAAAAAAGAACACCATGCATAGCCGGGCTTCCAACCTTCCTGCTTCATTAGCACAAGCAAGGCCTTGTCGTTAAAGCCCATGTTGTTGCCGCCTTTCTCTTTTACACCAACAAATGACGAAGCCGTTACCCTTACGCAGTAACCGTCATCAGCATGTGTAAAATATACAG